AGTACCATTTGAGTCACAGAACACTTTAGCTTGTTCAAAGCCACCATTATCAACAAAAAATTGCCCTACAGTCTGCACTCCATATATTGCACCAGCATGTACGGCGTCTTCAAAATTGAAAGCTTCTTGGTTGCCGTTGGAACTTGTGGCCAAATAATCTGTCATTGATGTTGGCGTTTCATCTATAGTAGCATAATGGTCGCCACTTGGTGTAGGTGTCCATTCATTTGTTCCAGCATCTTCTGTTGGATTGTGGGTGAATACCTTACAGCGCCCTAGAAAATCATTAGCACCAGCCTGACCATCTAGAATATAAATATCATCCACAGCACCCTTATGTAAAGACCTAAATAACACAATGTCCGCATAGCTAGCACTCGTTGCAGTTATAACCCCCGTGTTGCTACCTGATGATACTCCATTTATTTTGAGTTCCCAAGTACCGCTTGCTGATGTACTTAGTAAGACTTTTAGTTCTACATAGTACCAAGTATCCGAGGAGAGAGCCGCTGATGTATGCACAAGTGTTCCATTATTGACGTAAACTCTTAGCTTCTTTTCAGTAGAATACCATTCAATAGAAACTTGCTCAACATTACAACCTATTAATTCTCTGTAGCGCAGCTGTACAATTTTACCCGTAGTATCTCCAGCAGCTAGCGGTGTTTTATATGCAAAACCAAGAACCCACGTAGCTTGGTTATCAAAAATTCTTGTCAACCCGGAGTTAAGATCACCATCCGACCTTAAGCAATAACCCCAGTCACCATAGCCCGTTTCAGTTGTAAAACTTGATACAGTGCGGGTCATCAAAGTCCACTTAGTTTGGAGCCTCTCAACCAGTTGAGCATGTGTTGCTCCTGATCCGCAATGTTCAAAGCCTTCAATTAAACGTAGCATTTAGTCACCTACTTTCACGCCGTAAGTGGCAGCTTCAATAGCTGTGTTTGTCCAAGCTGTAGCCGTATTTGGATCAGTCTCTGAGATTACTTTTGCTTCGAGTTCCGCCGTATGGGCCATTTGTAAAGTTGCACTATCTGAATTAGCGCCTGAGTCACATGTAACGGTTAACGCACGCAATCCAGCAGTAGCTAGTTTTCCAATGGCACTTGGTTGTATGGCAACTATATCATCGGTAACAGTCGCTAGATTTGAGCATGTCCATTTATCAGCGGCATTTATAGTTGAACTGGAAACATATGTATTTGCATCAAATATTGTGTCGTCTACTTCTCCGTAATGATTTCCACCAGTAGAGGTCCAACCAGTTGTTATGTCTGCTGTTGGCCTGATAGCTTCAATTGTAATTGGACCTAAAAATCCTTGTCCTGAGCCTGTAGCTATGTACATGTCATCAAACAGATAGTTATCTGTGGGTGCTATAAATATGGAATTACATGAAGAACTTGAGGCTCGTGTATCCAAACCTGTTGCACTTAAAACAAGATTACCATCAATTTGTACATCTATCGTTCCAGCCGTATCATGAAAATAGACTTTGTATTCATAGTAATGCCACCCACCTGTTAATACGGGATGCCCCGCGATCTGGGTACTGCCGCGATAAATTCTACCCCAACCGTCTGCTCCGCAACTTACTAAAAGTAAGCTAGAGCCAGCGTTGCCAAAATAAAAATGACTTCTATTCCACCCGCCGGTTGTGTCTAAGTCTGCTGGATAATAGCTAAATGCAAAGCCAAATACTACGTAGTCTGATTGAGGGAAGGCTATTCCAAAATGTGTCCAACCCGATACAGATTCCGTTTTATCTATAGATAGTGCTTTTCCACCATTTCTTCCGCTAACAATAGATGCATAGTTGTAGCCACCCTCGTATGCTAGTCCCAGATTCCATCTAGCTTGCATGGCCGCAGTTAATGCGGCACCAGTTGTACCGATAGGGCCATAATTTTCAAAGCCGTCTAAAAATACGATTGCCATTACCCCATCTCCGCACCAAATTGTGCCGCATTCAAATTAGTAGTTGACCAAGCCGCACTGGTATTTGGGTCTGTCTCTAAAATTTCGCTTTTTTCCGCTATAGTAGCATCAACAATACCAAATGTTGTACAATCATAGGTATTAGCATCCCCAGCTCTATATTTATGCTTGACTTGACAAAAGCCACCATTTGCAGCAATATCACTCGTGATTTGCACGGCTGCTACTGATGCAAGCGTCGTGTTTGCATAGCCAAATAGTTCCTCATCCCCAGGGGTGGAAGCCTCAACATAATCCGTAGCATTGGCGGGCGTTTCATCAACTAACGTATAATGGTCGGCATTAGCACTAGGCGACCAATCTGAGGCAGCACCATCTGCAGTAGGTGCCAGTCTTTCAACTTTTACTGGGCCTAAATAGGTATCTGAATCATCATTATTCCCCATGATGTAAATATCATCTAGAGCGCACATATCAATATCCCAAAACACTATTTTAGTAGTATACTCAGTTGTTCCATATCTTGTATCACCAGAGTATGAAAAGACACTTTCACCATTAATTCTAATCTCAAATGTGCCTAGAGTTGCATGCGTATAAGTCTTTAATTCAATATAGGCCCATTCACCTTGTTTTAGACCACGACTTGTAGAGCCAAGGTATACTGGAGAAGATGTGCCTACATAAACTCGTATCTGACCAGATTGCCCTAGCCACAACCAAAAATGTGAGTCAGCATTCCAAGCTTGCCCCTGAACAATTGAACGCTCAGAGACATTTGTATATAACCTAGTTGACGGAATCTTGTAAGCAAAACCAGCAATGATATATTGGTAAGCATCTGGTAGGTTACAGACAAAATAACAATACTCGCTGCAATTCCATTCTAAAGCTGCGCCACCGCCCCAGCCAGTCACTAGCTCAGGATTGTATGCTTCAGTTGCATGCCCCCGGACAGTATACCGCCTGCCCATAGCAGTATTTAGTGTAAAGCCACTTGTTCCAACAGCCCCAAAAGTTTCAAAACCTTCTAGTATATGCAGAGCCATTATTTCACCTTTATGCCAGCGATTAGAGCATTAATTGCACTAGAAGTCCAAGCATTGCTTGTATTTGGGTCATTTTCTAAGATGCGACTGAAATGCAGACTCGTTGTATCTGCTAAATAAACTTCCGTACCAGTGTCAATACTACCGTTTGAGTCGCAGGTTACATAAACTTGTTTAGTACCAGGGCCATCAAGTTGAGCCATGATTCCTAATTGAACACCATTTATTGAGGATAGGTATGTAAGGTTAGTTAAAGTGTATTTATCCTCCTGGTTTGCTGTAGCACTGTAAACATAGTCACTCGCATTGACTGGATTTTCATCTACTAGCGCGTAATGGTCAGAACCAGAGCTTGTTGTCCAGTTTATTGTAGCTGTATCACCAGTTGGACGTAGCGTTTCAACTTTTACTGGGCCAAGAAAATCTGATAATCCAGCCGCGCCATCTAAAATATAGAGGTCATCTATCGCTCCGTGTACATTACCAGAACTTGAGCTGCGTGGAGCACGCAATACAATCGTGCCTAAATACCCAGTTGCATCTTGAAGTGTATCAACGCCAGTTAACGATAGAATGTTTTCGCCATCAAGTTGTACATCAACTGTACCAGATGAATCATGACAGTATACTTTGTATTCAAGATAATGCCATGTATTGCGTTTAAGACTCTTAGATGAACGCCCTAAAAAGAGTGAAGCATCCCCTCGATATGCCCGCAGTGATAAGTCACCCGCTAACGTAAGTTTATTCTGAACAGTACCGTTATAAGATTGGATAGTAAAAATATCTGAAGCTGTTACATAATCATTTGGAACAAAAATAGCCTCACCAATAATCCACGTCAGATTGGTTGCAAAAGTAGCAACTAAATGAAACTCATACTGTGATCGCCCCGGCTGCAATGCCAATCCGTTTCCTAAGCCATCGACAATTTCAGTAGCTGGAGTAGTGGTCGCATCAGACATATAGACGTTGGGATAGCGTCTAATTAGCTCAGCTACTAGCGCAGAGCCACTGGCACCTAAAGCGCCATAAGTTTCAAAGCCATCAAGCCAAAGTAATGCCATTAGCCCACCTTTATTCCATATTCACCAGCATCAACAACAGAAGCTGTCCAAGCATTGCTATCCGTGTCCGTTTCCCGTACCCCTATTTTAGTCGTATAAGTAGTTGAGTCTACTGTATGCGAAGCACCGTCAATTGCTGTGGCAGCTTTCCAGCGTTCTTTAAGTGTCATTGACCCAGCCTCACTTAAGGCTGCAGTAGTACTCATTTGAACACCAAAGATATTAGACTCTACGACTGCTAGATTTCCGTATGTATACAGGTCAGTATCATTAGCTGTTGCCTCATAAACATAGTCTGAAGAACTATATGGTCGCTCATCTATTTTATCGTAATGATTACCTGAAGCCACTTGCCAATCCAATGGGGTTGAATCTGCTGTTGGCCACAATGCTTCAATTTTTGTGGGGCCTTGAAAATCACTAACTCCAGAGGTTCCATCAGCCACATAAATATCGTCTAGTTGAAAGAAAGCATCATTAGTATTTGGGCAAAAGAATTCAAGCCGACTGGCATAAGCATTCGCTGTATGCTGAGTATCAACCCCGGATGCCGATAACCAATTTTCACCGTTAACACGAAGTTCATACGACCCAGAGTTACCAATGGTTACTTTGAGTTCAATATAATACCACGTATTTTCTTTTAGAGCTTTACTAGTAACACCTAAAACAGTAGTTTGTCTATGAATGGCTATCTTTCCACAGCCATTAACATACAGGGAGATTTGTCGTGTAGACACCCCTTCTGCGCCATCATATAAGGATAAGCAGCGTGTGTTATTGATAAGTGTGGGCTGTCGGTATGCAAAACCAATAATCCATGTTGCTTGGTTATCGAAAGTTTTACGTAGGTATCTGTTGTGTGCTACGAAATCAAAAGCCAGTCCGCTAGTCCACCCACTGATTATAAGAGCTGTTGTGCTAATGGATACAGAAGTCCATCGCATAGCCAGGGCATTAGAGAGAGCCGTACCTGTGGCACCACTCTCACCATAAATGTCAAAGCTCTCTAAGAACCTTAGTGCCATTGCGGACCTCAGTATAGAAACCGGCTTAGGGCTAGTGTAGCCCCAAGCCGGGTTGGGAAAGAAAAGAGATTAGGTTGTCGCCGGAGCGCTAACCGTATAAGTTACTTTCAACTGATCTCCCACCTGTACGGCCACATCTGCTGAAAACAGCGCTGTCGCCCATAGCTTGTTAGCAATACCGGCAGTATGGTCGGTTTTGGTTTGAGCATTTGCACCAGCAACCACAAAGATACCCTTGACTGTGCCATTGGCAGTAATATCAAAGATAGCGGGGGTTGCGTTCACAATTGCTTTACCTGATGCAACATCACCATCAAGCCATTCAGGTCGTGTTGTTGTTGAATCATTGTTATTCCCGTCCGTGTAGTCAGTAAACCAATCCCATCCATTGCCAGCTTGATTCAAATTGTCATAGTTATCATTCTCTGACAATGCTGAATACCCAGACAAATTGATTAAGTCAATATACCAATTTGCCTCTGCCACTTCTGTGGCACCAAACATCACATCAAAAAGGAAATTCTTCCCTTCAATTGTGATACCATTGTGGCCCGCTAGCTCATTGATCCGCCGCCCCTTCCGCCAGTGCTCAACACGGTAGTTACCTTGAATTACACAGGCGCTCGGGGGAGTGGAATTTACAGCCTTACGTGCCACTTCAACAGTCGCGTTCTGCTGAAACGATACTGGGTTCATAAAATACTCCTCTTGCAAAAAGATTACAACTTAGATGTACCGCGCCGCACTTCACGCCGAAGGGCTGTCGCAATTTCTCTCGCAGTCTGTCGGGTAGACGAGCTACCATTGACCGACACGTTAATGTCGCCAATATTCGTCACGGCTCCACCGTCTTGGCGATATACTGGCTTAACACCAGCGTTCATGGCCACAAGCTGCGAGAAGAAACGCCTTGTGGCACCAGCATTCACAACAAACTCTCCCTCTGAGAGCATTGCCGGAATTTTATCCGTCCCATGTGGTTTGAAAACATTGCCGCCAGCAGCAAATCGAGCAACTCCACCTTTGGCAAACTCGTCTAGTATTGTTGGTGACTTGATATTCTTTGAGGCTTCAGCCATACGCTCCATGTTAGTAGCAGCGGTTCCAGTTTTTGATGCTACACCAGTCATTGCTATATTAGTGGCTTCAGTGTTTGTATTGATTGTTCCTGAATTAGTTGCAGACGCCTGCCAAGCTGTACTTAAGGCAGTTAGCTTGGTTATATCAAAATCAATATCAAAGGCACCAGCTATGCCTCTGAATTCATCAGCAATTTTCTTAGCCTGTTGCACAGATTGCAGTATTTTTGGATCGGCATTTTTAATAGTACCATAGAAGGATTGCCCAATTGTATCAACTGCATTTTTAAAGCTTGTGACTGTGGTCGCATCCATACCTAGAGCAGTCTGCCAAGGATGCTCCTTCATCTGGGTTTGTAATGCAGCTATATTTTGTTTAGCATCAGTAATTGCTTGGGAATAAGCATCCACATTACTTGGATCAGCAACTCTCAAAGCTTGGACTGATTGTAGAACGCGATGATATGCTTGTGCCATCTCATTCATGTTTGTAGTGGGCCGCGCTAAAATGTTTTGGTTTGGAATCATATCCTTAAATGGATCAAGCCGACCCGCTACGGTATTTTTTAAGCTTTGTAATGCGCCATCAAATTTCGCTACATCTTCACGTAACTCTCCGAACTCATTCGCTCTGGAAGAAAGCCGATTCATTAAATCAGTTATTGGCCTTATCTTATCCAAATCAGGGAATGCAATACGAATTTCTTTTGGCAGTAAATTAAAAGCTTCTGTAAGTTCTGCAAATTGCTGCTTGTATTCAAAAGTTACTTGAGCCTTTAAGGCAGGAAGTTTACCAGCCGCAGCATCTAGCTTAGATCGTAAGTCAACTAAACCAAGTAGTTTCATGGGATCTACTTCTCTGCCCTCTGTCATAGCCCCCATTAATCGACCCCAAGCGTCCTCAGCTTTAGCGGTATCTGCTACCATTTGCTCTACTGACTTAAGTTGTTTGTTTTCACCTTCGCCAGTAGTTTTGCTGTAGCCTTCAAGAATATCTTGAACAGCGGACTTCATCTTCTTATAACGATTAGTCTCTACTTGGTAGGTTCTAGCAGCTGTAGCGGCTTGCTGCTGAATCAAACGAATACGTTGGGCTTCCATGTCTACCAAAGTTTTGGCAATTCGCAGCTCATTTTGTCTAGCTGACGTTAATAGACTCCTATTTTTCGCTTCTGTGCCTGCTGATGCGGTTGCACTTTCAGCATACTTTGCAGCCGCAGCCAATTCATCTTTAGCAGCTTGAATATCTTCTGGTAGTTTTGCGGCTCTAAACTTAGATAATGCAGCATTCATCATTTGCTGGGATCTCTGCATCTCAGCATGAGCTTTTTGGACATTATCATAGCCAGAAACTCTAAAGCCAAATTCTTTATCAGATAGAGCTTGAGAGGCTTGGGTGTAATTTTTACGTGCATCAAGCATTGCTTGACCACCATTTGTGGCTATATCACGAATCTTACCCACTAACTTTTCTTGATCGTCTAAAATATCTTCCAGCTCTGTTTTAAGACTATCTACCATGACACCATTAGCCTGCAGAACATGTTCGGTAATCTGGTCATGAATTTTCTGTGCTTCTGAAAGATAGCTAGTTAACACATTTTTCATACCTGCTACCTCTTTATTGACAGCATCAAAACGTGTGGATGCTGCTTTAACGGCAGAATCTGTGTATTCTTGCTCCTTTTTCAAGAGGTCTCGATGAAGATTATCAGCTTCTTTACTGAAACCGCGCAGGGTATCAATCCAATCACTAACAATCTCACCCAGCTTCCAACCCACAATAAATGCGGCCAAGACTGGGAATAGTTTCAAAAGACCTTGTACAGCAATCTCAACGCCTGCGAAACTTGTGGCCCACCCCCAAGCTGCTGCAATATTTGCCTTCAGTAACGCTGCTGTGACACCTAGGACGGCTCCCATTCCTGTTGGTCCCAGTTTTTGAACAATATCTGTAACCCAAGTTGCTAGGGTAGCAAAAGCATTAACTAATGGTAGCAATTTATCCCCTAAACGAATAAAGTTGTTAGCAATTTTATTCCATGATTCAGCTAACTTTTGGCCTTCTGTTTTCGCTACTGACACATAAACTGCATCGGCAACCTCTTGGCCTGCTTCACTAATTTTTCTAATGTCTTCAGCCACTTCATCTGCGTTTCGTCCTAAAATAGACATTACACCAGTAAAGGCGCGTAAGTTTGTAAAGGCTTCTGCCATTGCGCTAGAGTTGCCCTTAAGAACCTCTTCTAATGCTATAAGCATAGGATGAAGACCACCAAACTTAGACATGGCTTGTTGCACATCTTCTACACCCCAACCCTTAAAGATTTCCTTCATTCTCTCAGTAGGTTTGAGCAACTGAGACATAGTAGCGCGCATTTGGGTAACAGCCGTATCAAAGCGAACGCCCTGGCGTGTCATTGTAGATATAGGGCCTAAAACTTCAGAAAGACTGATACCTAGAGATTCAGCGATTGAGTTTACCCGCCCCATTGTGTCACTCATATCACGGAATTGGAAACGCCCAATTTCAGTGGCTTTGAATAGTTTTCCAGCAACCTCGCCAGCCGAATCAGCACCCAGCTTAAAACCATTAATAGCAACAGTTAAAGTATCAACAGAAGTGCTTAAATCAGTATTAGTTGCTACAGATATTTTTGCAGCTTCCGTCATCACATTTAGTGATTCAGCTGAATTGCCTACTTGGTTCTGCAAAGCAAGATAATAGGCTTCTGACACATCTGATAGACTTTTTCCATATATGTCAGATACTTCTAAAAGTTGTTTTTTAACATTCTCCATTGTGCTAGCGACAGTCGCAGCTTTAGTTTCGGCATCTTTTCCAAAGAATTCTACCTCTTCTTGCGGAAGTACTGTAGCAATACGCCCTAATGCTCGGCTGTATTCTGCTGCCTGCGAAATACCTGCTGTAAATTTTCCGACTAGCGCTGTAATGCCAGCCAGCACAACACGGAATTTAATGAAAGAGACTAACATATCTTTCAAGGAGAAAGTTAATCCCTGATGTGCGCTGGTCATTTTTGTTGTGGCAGAAGCATGCATATTGGCTAGGTTTTGAAACATCGTACCTAGTTGCCCGACTGTGCCACTTACACCTTGCCCCATTGTAGTGTAAGCTTGGAGTATCTGCTGGGCAGACATTTTATTAGCATTTGCAAATTGTGCGGCTTGAGCTATTCCCTGAGCAAATGCTTGGCGTGTTGCTGCTGGTACAGTAGTAGCCAATTGACCCCATGCACCTGTTAGATTTCTTATCAGAGCTAACTGACCTTGAATTCCCTTATTGGATGCAGGGGCTGGTAAACCAGAAGTTAAGTTTGCTTGAGCTTTGGCAAGAGCATTAAACTGCTGCAAAAGACTTGCGGCAGCTTTTTGCATGCTGGCAAAGGCTTTAGAAGCACTACTGGCACCAGAGTTCCAATTTTTGAACTGACCGCCAGTTGTAGCAAGAGTCGTATTCAAACTATCAAGAGAAGATTTTAGATTGTTAATAGTTGCAATTGCACTACCAGCATCAAAACCTAGCCTCTGGATAATGTCGTCAGCCATATTATTTTATCACCTTTTGCTTTGTTGTGATTGCCAGTTTAGGAGATGGAAGTCTCACTGTTTTTGCAAATTGACTAAAAACTATTCCAGCTTGCTCTTGAAAGTTATATGGCCCTGGTCGAAGCAACCTAGCATACAGTCGGCCTTCTATTGGATGCTCGTTCGCATTGTTGTACTCATTGTAAACTAAATGCCATAAATTGGTGTAGTATTCCAAAACATAGGCACCATCAAAGACAGTTAATTTAGCAGAGCTTCTGGCTTGACCGTAGCTGGGTCCACCCATGCCTGGAACACCACCACCAACATTAAAAGAGTACCCAATTTTCGCAGCTAACTTTAAGAATGTACCGTGTGATGCACCAGACCAGACGGGGATGAGCGAAACAGCTGTTTGTATCCATAATGAGGCACCATGAGTCAATGCAGCCCGTAGTGACTGATCTAGAATTCTTTTATAGGCAGCCACTGAGAGATGAATCGTTTTATACTCAAACGTAAACCGCATTATTTACGTCCTGGCTTATCTGTAGCACCGGCTAATTGTTTTTGGAACTCAACTTCATCATACTGTTTAAGTTGTTCAAAAGCTAAAATCTTAGCCTGTGTCCACACGTCACAATCTTCCCATGAATCCTTGACGCCTGGGGGCTTAATCCCCAGGCGCTCGCAAGCACACCAAATTATATACTCGCCTGTTCGATATTTTGGCCAGAGGATTCTTTTTGAGCCTGCGCCTGACCAAGTAGAAAAACCTTCCGAGCCTGTTCAAGCTTGTCTTCGTCTAGTGAATTAGCCCGCATGACACACTGAACAACTCGATTGATTTCAATAGTCGTCAGACCAGCCGCCTTGAAATCTTGTACATAATTAGTCCAAGTCTTAGGATTTTCAGGCTCAACTGTATCCCATTCAACTTGACTTGGCTCAAGTGATTTCACGACAAGATAAGCAATTCGTTTTTCATTATGGGCTGTGACAACTTGCTTGTAACTCTCATTCTCAGTGTCTGGAATCCACCCATCCTTCGTCAGTTTTCCAGGTGGCTTTGGCTCTGGGCAAAGAGTTTCAAATTCATCAAGATTTACAGCACAGGCACGAATAACAAGTACCTGTTCACCACGAGGTAGGACCAGAATTTCTTCTGCCGGACCTTCAATTTTTACGCCACCAATACGCATGATATCTCTCCCATACAACCTTACATGTAGTAGATACTAAGACTAGACTGTAAGTTACCTAGTCTTAGCTTTCAAACATCATTTTAAGAACGAGTAATTATTGCTTCAGATACGTTGCAACGCCCTGAAACAGAAATTGTAGCATCCTGGAAATTAAATTCCAAAGACTCATAACGGAAATCCGAGAGTACTGTGATTTCGTCTTGGGTTCCACCACAACTCACATTATGTTCAATTTCCATATTGACAGCATACGGTTCGCACAAGTCACTAGATGAACTAACCCACTCGTCAGCTCCACCCTTTTGCTTGAGTGCATCAACAGGTGTAATCGCCTCAGCTGTGCCTGTTGTTACATGCTCATAAACGAATTCAAGCGAAACTTCTAGTGGCTGCTCATCGCCTTCCTTTACGGTATCAAGTACGCCTCTGTCAAGCAGGTATTCGTATTCCTTTGCTTCGGTGTAAGTTAGATTACCTTCACCAATCTTGATATCAATTTGCTGGGGTAAGAAGTTGAGTGTGTCACCCTTAACTGGAGTTGGAGAACCCCAAGCCGGTGTGAACACAATATTTGTAGTTGGACCCGCACCCGATGGTGTCCTCGCCGTCACTGTATGCACAGTATCATGGTTTACAGTTGATGGTGTAAACCGCGAGCCAACTGGGACCAAATCAGTCTCTGTCGTATTCAAAACAACAGTGCTAATATTTACATCCGTGTCATTTGCAGCGGGTTCTGCTACGCCACCAGCACCAACATCTGATAATGCGACATCGACAACACCACCGCCCGCGCCTTCAGTATCGCATGTCCATTGAGGCCATGTTGGATTAGCGAGCATCTGGTTATCCCATTCTGTCTTAACATCCAATGCTGTGTCATTAGCGCCATCCACATTCACTGTGAATGCGTCAGAATTAACATCATAGGTTACAGCAACACCATTGGCATCAATTTGAGTATCAAATGTCGTGCCATTATAAACTGTTCCCTCATTTGGGGCTGTAAACGTCAAGTCACCATTGGCTGCATTACTGTCAAGAATCGCTTCTGCGCGCTCACCCTCAGTAATAAGAGCCGTGCCACTCAAGCCATCCTTAATCCGAATTGTACAGTCACGCAATTCGATTCTTGCCATATTATTTCTCCGCACTTATTAGAGCCTCCCGGTTGGTTTTATCCAACCGGGAAACTTTGTTAAACGAAATTAAGAACGAGTAATTGTTGCTTCCGATACGTTGCAACGTCCTGAAACAGAAATAGTTGCATCTTGGAAATTAAATTCCAAAGACTCATAACGGAAATCCGCGAGTACTGTAATTTCATCTTCGGTTCCACCACAACTCACGTTGTGTTCAATTTCCATATTCACAGCATACGGTTCGCACAAGTCGCTAGATGAACTAACCCACTCCTCAGCCCCGCCCTTTTGCTTAAGTGCATCAACAGGTGTTATCGCCTCAGCTGTACCTGTTGTTACATGCTCATAAACGAATTCAAGCGAAACTTCTAGTGGCTGCTCATCGCCTTCCTTTACGGTATCAAGTACGCCTCTGTCAAGCAGATATTCGTATTCCTTTGCTTCGGTGTAAGTTAGATTACCTTCACCAATCTTGATATCAATTTGCTGGGGTAAGAAGTTGAGTACATCAGCATTTGCTGGTGTTACAGCTCCCCAAGCTGGCGTAAAGACAATATTTGTCGTTGGACTATTTCCAGCTGGTGTTCGAGCCGTTACAGTGTGGATCGTAGTATGATTAACTGTATTCGGCTGGAATCGCGCACCAACTGGCACTAAATCTGTATCCATCGTATTAAGAACCACAGTGCTGATGTTTACATCGGTATCATTAGCGCCAGGTGCCGCTTCATTGATAACGGCTGTTCCACTAAGACCGTCCTTAATACGAATCGTGCAGTCACGCAATTCGATTCTTGCCGTATTTTTACCTCCAAAGTAGG